ACTCGCCGGTGCCCTGCTCCTCACCGTAGTTGAAGGTCGGAGGGCCACTGCCACGAGGCTGATTACCGTAGAAAGCGGAATTTGGCTGCCAAGGCTCATCCTCCTTCTTGAGTTTGCTCACCTGAGGGGCGAGAACCGGCACGTCGTCCGCGTCGATTCCTGTACCGTGGAAGCCACGCTCGCTGAATTGGTAGAGGTCATACGCCTGCTTGAGCGCGGCGTCATCGATACGGTCTTTACGCATTGGAAGGCACTTTTGAGAGAGTTTTACCCGTTATTCGGCCTGAGCAAATCACCTGGTTTAGGAGCGTCATCCTTCTCCTCTTTGGGTTTCGGAGGCTGAGCTGCGGCTTGGGGTTTCGGAGCTTGAGCCGCTGGACGAGAACCACCAGCAGCAGCCCTACCGCCACCTCCACTATTCGGCTTCGCTTCAGGCTTTTTCGGTCCGACTTTTTTCTCTCCAGCGACAGATCCCCAAGAAACTAGCACCGGCTTTCCGTCCTTAATTGCCCACCCTAACTTCTTACCTGTCTTGATGTCCTTAATCATCTTGTTGTTTTTAGCATTCGACCCTTCTTTCGCAGCTTGGGCCTCGCCTTCTTCCTCGCCTTTTGTCTTCTTCGAGGAGTCAAAGTCTTTCTCATCCTTAGGACTTGCTTTCGCTTTCCTACACATCCCAAAGATCATCTTTTCGTCGGGACCGCACTCTTCCGCAAACGTTGAAGGAGCTCCTCTGCCTGGCATGTTCGTTTCTAAGTCTCGATCGATCTCGCGACTTTCGGCGAAGGACCAGTCGACGACGCGATAGTGAACGCCCTCGATAAGGTGGTCCACTGAAGGGATGTTAAAAGTGTTCATCGTGGTGTGTTCCCCCACATTGCGTCACGGAGAGCGCCTCCGATGTATTTGTCATCAAGGTATTTAGTGGGAATGCCGCGTTCACTTAATTGACGATTCTCCCACTCTCTTATCTGAGTTTTAGCGATGTTCATGGACATTTGATCCCTAGCTTTTGCATCCGCAGCGTTTCTGTAGTTTTGTCCAAGTGTGCTTACATACTGCCATTCCCAATCACCAAAGACTTGAGCCTCTCCATTCAATCCTTTCTTCTTTTTAATGTCGTTTAGCACGTCTTGAACCGCCGCTGTGTAAGCCCCTAACTCTGAACTAAGCTCACCACTGCTGAGGTATTTTTTCGCCCGCATTTCCACATCTGAGGAGTACTTCTTCATTTTAGCTACTCGAGCCTCTTTCTCCTTCTTCATTTTAGCTATTTGTTGGATAGCTTGTTTCTGTTTTGTTTTTGCGTCACCCTGGGCTTTTGCGGTATCATAATTGATACCCTTTCCAGCTTGAGTGTTAAGGAAGCCTGTGTCTGGACGACTCTTTACCTCCTTTGCTGGAGCAACGCACTTCGAGTCGTCGGGGATGCCATAATGTTTACCGTCAGGCTTTTGGCACACCTTAAAGTCGAACACTCCTTCGGAGAAGTCCTGATTTCCTGTGTCTAAATTGTGCGCCTCAGCGAATGCGCGGAGGGCTTGGGGGGAGAAACGTCCTAACATGTGATTCACCATTTGACTTTGTCCGCCCAGTAAGCCGCTGAAGACGGACCCTTGGCGATATTCTTTGCGTGGCGGGCCTTAAAGGAGGCGCGCTTCGCCTTCATCCTCTCCGACTCACCCTCTTTGGGTTTGCCAGCTGTGGAGGCTCCGGCTTGACCGAAGCGGATGAGTTTCTCCTGACCGTCGTAGCAGGCTTTAACGACGTGGGACTTGCCGTTGTGCGTCTCAGCCTTGGGCTTATTACACGGCATGTCCTCCTTGTCGGAGTAGGACTGCTGGGGATAGCCGATAGCCATCGCTTGACGTTCGGCGTAGGCTTCCTTAAACTGCTGAAGTAACTCGTCGGAGAAGGAACCGAACATCACTTGATACCTAAGTTCTTACAGGGGACAACCACGTTCTGCATGCCTAGGGGAGCCCAAGGTTGATACTGGCTGCACATCTTCTCGTCCTCCTCCTTCTTCTTCTTCTCCGTTTTCTTCAGAGAGTGGTGAAGAGGCTTATTAGGGGGTTGACAGTCTCCCTTGGTCCCATATGTCGAGCCGTTGGGCTTAACACACTGGGCGAAGTCATCTGTCTCCTCCTCCTCACCAAACGAAGGCGAACCGGCACTTGGACCAGCGATGAACGGTTTGCGCTTCATCTCCTCAGCGTGGTCAGACTTGCTCTTTTTGATAGGCACACAGTTTGGAACAGTGCGACCACCTTTCTTCTTCAGACCGACAGCGGTGTAACCCTTCCAACAGGCGTCCTTTAGCTCACCGGTTGCCTTCTCGGTGTAACCAAGCCCGAGGAGGCGATCAAAGTCGTAATCTTCAAGGTTCATTGTCTGTGGTGGGTCCAGTCCCGTACTGAGGAGATTTCTTCACGGATGTCGCGAAGTTGCTGAGTGATGTGGCTGTGCCACTGCTCTTCGGCATGCATGTGGGAGAGTAGTTCCTCCTTGGTCACGTAGGACTTCGGAATCTCCACACGCAACTCGGTGAGTGTGTGTTGCACCTTACTCAAGGTGCTGGTCATCTCATCAAGGTTTCTCTTACCGAGATACAGGATGACGGAGAGAATGAAGCCAGCTGTGGGTCCAGCGATCGCAAAGATGACGTGAGTAGGAATCATCACCCAGGCAAACCGGAACCACCTTCGGCGAGACGTTGTTTGACGGAATCTGGAAGTGCCGATTCCAGACCCATTTCTTTCGCGATGCGAATGATGTTACGCATGATCTGACGTTGGTTTCCGCCAGCGCGCCCAACTGCGTGCCACGCGGCTTTCACGTCGGTGGCGTTCGAGATCGGGAAGCTGGTGCCTGGACCGGCAAACTTGCCCTTCAGCTCTCCCGACTTCAACTCCTTACGCTTTTCAGCGGACCACTCGCGATACTCAGCGTCCTCACGCTTTTTGTTACGGCAAGAGGCACAGCTCCCACAAGAGCAACCCTCCTCAAAAGTGGGCATGAACGAACCCATCGCGAGGTACTCGTCCTCCTGTTCGGAGAACACGTACTCCTTCGACTTCAATTCGCGATGTTCGACAGCGCGGAGGGTGCGGCGTCCCATGATCTCGCTCATCGCTTGACCACCGTCCGCGTACTCATTCATGTCGCGGTTGATCAGGTTCACCCTGCTCTCACGACGTTCCTTATGGTTAGCGAGACGAAGCTCGTTGTGATCGGTCTTGCCGATGGTCATGAAACCCTCCTTGTTGACACCAGCACCCCACTTACGCTTCTGCTTGTTTTCCTTTTCCAGTGAGGGATCAGATTGAGCGTTGGAGGCGTTGATCATGCCACCAACGCCGGGCAGAACTACGCCGTCCATGCGATGTCAGAAACTGAGTTGTTTTTACCCTTTCACGGCCTCGGGGTAGGCAGTCATCAGAGCGAGAATGGCGAGTTCGGCCATCACACGTGACGCTCCAGTCTCCTCAGCATAAGCTGGTGTGCGGTTCATGAAGAAGTCCATGAGGAGCTTCGTGTCGTGAGCCGAACGTTCAGCCACCATCCTCGCTAGAGCACCCGGGCCAGGAATCTTGCCTCCAGCGACAGCGGTGCCAATGCCAGTGAATTTGCCAGCGAGGAGAGGAGCAGCCTGTTGAATGATCTGTCGTGCTTCGTGAGCTTCAACGATTCTCTCCACACCACCATGTGCAGTTTTTCCGAGAAATGCAGCTGCTCCCTCTGTGATGATCTTCTTAGCCCAGTCGTCCGCGGTCTTCAAGTGCTTCGCTTCAAGAGCTGTCATCGTCGCCGCCTGAATCACCGTCTCAGCGAGAAGTTGGGCTTGCTCTCTTGGGAGTCCAAAGTGAGACTCGAGGTAGCCAGCTGTCGCCGAACCGAGGACCTTGCCCACCTTCCAGGCGGCCATTCCCTTTCCAACATGTTCAGCGACGTGACTCACACGCTCTACAACTTTCTTGTGGCACTTCTTGTCGTCGGGAATTGCCGAAGCACCACACTGCTTGAACTCCCAAAGAGCGTATAGCGCGGCCTCGCTGAAATCCCCAACTTCAAAGCCCATCAGTCGTCAGCCTCGTCAGAAAAGAGCAGTTCCTCAATCAAATTATCAATCTCCTCGTCACTCAGAACGTCGTCGTCAGTCTCGTACTGGGAGACCGTCTCATCATCGTACTCCTCCTCACTCTCATCATCGTACTCCTCCTCCTCGTCGGAGCCATGGTACATGATGGGCGAAGTCTCAAGCTTGTTCTTGCCGTCGGGATACTTCCAGAGATCCACAGTGCCGTGCCACGGCGAAGTGTTACTCACCTGATTTGTAGGCAGACCTGTAGTCAGGTCGTAATCCTGTTCCTCAGGCGTGAGTTGCATCTCGTAGGCTTGCTGAAGTGCCTCGAGGGCTTCAGGGGCGAAGAATCCGTTCATTGTTTCTTACCGTTTTTGTTGTTGGAGTTGCCGGCGTTGCCACCGGGGAGATAGGGGTCAACTTTGGGCTTGTTCTTTCGCATGTCTTTGATAACTCGGTGGGTGCCCATCCCCACGCCAAGCATCTTCTCCTGAAGGTCGAGGTGCTTCCGCTGCTCATCGAACTGCTGCTTCTGCTGTTCGAGCTGTGCCTGCATCGCTTCCTCCTCCATTCTCTGGTGGAGACGGTGGAGCCCACTGTGAACATTTTTGTGGAGTTTCTGCCTGCAGACTCCGTCGGGATGAACCTTCGACTTACCGCAGGGAACTGTGTAATCTGTGGGGGAAGCCATCAGGCGCCTCGACGAATGTGAAGACTGGGGTCGTTCCATGTTGGTGCGTTGTTTCCGACTTGGGTTTGCCTGCGAGGTTTGGGAGAGCTCTTCTCGTGCTCCCTCATGTCACGAATCATAACGTCACGCATCTGCCGCAAGTGCTCCTTCGGAACGGTGCAGTACTTCGACTTGCAGTGGGAGCGGTAGAGGTGTGCCACGTGTGACGGGTCGTCAGCTTGTTTGAAGAAGTTCCAGATGGCCAACGTTTGAGGGTCAGCCAAACTGAGTCTCTTCGCCTCTGAGAACGACTCGCCGGTGTCCACCTTGGCCTGAGAGGGCGGTGGGTTGTTGTCCTTGTTGCTCACTCCCTGGTCACCGAGGTACGGCAGTGCGGGTGCCATAACCATCGCGTCAAGTTCGTGAGGTGCGGAGCGATTCCAGCGAGTCGATGTTCTCATCAGTCGTCGTAACGATCTAGAATGTGGGCGATGACGGAGTTGCGGACGATGTCCTCCTTATGGAACTCCAGGATGCCCACGTCCTGGAGGTGGCGGAGTCGGTAGATGGCGTCAACCAGACCGTTCTCACGGCGGAAGACGTCAAGGTCAGCCTGTTTGGTGTCTCCGATCAACACCATCTTGCTCTCACTGCCGACACGAGTGAGGCAAGTTTTTACGTGAATCGGGAGGAAGTTCTGAACCTCGTCAACAATGACGAAGGCGTTGTTCAGGGAACGTCCTCGGATATCTTCGAGTAGCAGTGGCTCGACGATTCCCTTCTCAAGCATGTAGTTAGCGGCACCATTCGAGCGGCAACAGACTGGAATGTTATCCAGAATGGGACCAAGCAGTGGTGCGATCTTCTCACTCATGTCGCCTGGAAGTGCTCCACGTCCGCGTTGGAATTCGACTCCAACGTCTGAGCGAACGTATACCACTTTGTCGAAGTCGCCTTTCGCGACCAAGCTTAGTCCAGTCCACAGTGCCAACAGGGTTTTGCCTGTGCCAGCTGAACCATGAGCGATGGTGACAGTGTTTGTTTTGATGAGGCGGTTGAACTCCTCCTGTCGGTGGGTCTGGAACTTCACGGGGAGGATGTCCATCCCACGTGATTCGTAACCCATCTTCGTCTCTATCATCTCGACTTGACGACGGAGCTTTCTTTTCTCTCTAGCGCTAACGGACATACAATAAGGGTGCGTGAAACTCTTGGGGATCTCACAGAGTGAGAGTGCTTGGGCCTTAAACCACTTACCACCTCCTGTATGAACGAGGTGTGTCATATCTCATAGAAGAGATGCGATCGCTGAAGTTTTACCCGTTAGCCGTCCCACCCGACGCTTCTTGTCCTGCCTCTCCGTCCCCTCATGAGTCTCTCATTCGTGGTCTCGATGGCGTCTCCAGACTCCACATTCCAACCCTCTGCGCCAAGTGAACGACGACCTGTCTTGTTCAATGTGGTGAACACATTGCCCTCATCAACCCCATCACGGCGTGTGGAACCGAGGAACTTGCGGTGAGTGATGATGGACTCGGCGAGCATTCTGTTGCCCTGGTCCATGTGTTCGAGGTAGTAGTGAAGTGACCACACGACGGAGTCAGTTCGGTCGTCGTGTGCCACGTATGGAAACTGTGTGAGTTCGCGAATGAACGGGTCACACCAAGGTCCCTCCACAAACTGGACTCGGCCTTGTTCAAAGAGGGGAGACACCGCCTGAAGACGTGTCGTCTTCGACTTCAGTGGCTTGAACTCCTCGATGGGAATCTTCGCCTCACGCCGCAATACCTGAATTAGGGACTGGCCGGATGCCGCCTTTTCAATGCAGAGAACACGCGCGTTGTAGAGACGGTAGAGGTGTTTCACTGCCTCGATAAGGTCTGGGAAAGCCCACCTTCCCGTGACAATCTCAATAATGTAGGCCTGACTCGGGTCTTCCTTGCTGATTCCGGCAACACACACCGCGGTCTCGTCCGCCATCTCCCTTTCGGAGAACGCGCAGTCAACGGCGAGCCACGTGACGTCAAAGTTCGGTGCGTCCTCCTCACTGACGGTGTTGATCCAACCAGGTCTGATGATCTGTCCCTCGTCAGCTGCCGGAACTCCCTGATAGAGAGCGGCAAACTTGAAGCTCCCCATCGCTCGCTTCTGCGACAGAAGCATGTCAACGGTGAAAGCGGAGTTGGAGGGCCAGTGTGACTCACCCTGCTGTCGACCGAGGGGGTCATTTACCACGTCATCGCACAGTCCCTGGATATTGATCCATCTCCAGCCGAACTTATTCTCTTCCTCATCGTAGAGGCCATCCTTCTCCATTAGGATACCGTGGAGATCCTTCTCGTGGAAGCGGGTGGCGATCACCATTTGACACCAGTGGTTGGTTCGACGGGTGGACGCTTGTTCCTCCCACCAACTGGACAGCGTGTCCATCGCCGTCTTCGAGTCGGAAGACTTCAACGGGTCATCGATCACCATGGCGCCGACGCCTGGTGACTCCATGTCGGTGGTTCCAGCTGTGAAGCCAGTCAACACTCCACCGACTGAAGTGGCGAGGATGTAACCGCCACCCATCAGGTCGTACTTGGAGTCTGGGTTGAAGCCAAGAAACTCCGGGAACACTTTCTTGAACCCAGGACTCTTCATCATCTGCGCCACCTCACGGTGAAACTTCTGCGAGAGTTGTTGGCCGTAGGAGGCGATAACGTGCTGCGTTTTCTGGTCACGACCCAGCAACCACGCCACGAACATGGTCGCCAACATCGACTTCCCCGAACGTGGGGGACAGGAGACAATGAGTCGACGCTGACGACGTGTAGCGAGGTCCTCGAACGCCGAGCCGATAATCTCGTGGAATGGGGCGACCTGAAGGTCTCCCGCTTTCATGATGTCACAGAAGGCGAGGAAGCAGTCCCTCGCCGCCTTGTGCTTGAACTCGTGAATGATGCTGCGAGGTGCCTCAAGAAGCTCCAGCTCCCTGATCCCCCGTTGGTATTTTCTCCAGCTGGAGTGTTCCTCAAGCTGGTCAACGTGGGTTAGGACAGGTCTCATGACGAGAATTTCTTGAGCAAGTCGTCAACTTTGGATGTGTACTCTTTGGCGAGTTCCTTCTCGCCGGCTGCTTCCTTGGGAGCAGTCAGGTCAACGATGTCAGAACACAGGTCACGGTGTGTCTTGATCGCTGAGTTGAAGATGCTGATGAGATCGCGGATTCCGGCGTCAGGAAGTGCATCCTGAAGGTATCCCAGCGCGTCATTCGCAACTTGGAGAGCTTCCTGAGCCAGGGCCTCCTTGATCTTGAGAATGTCTTCGGTCTTTTTCATCGTGGGAATCGGCGACTGCAGCAACCACCAGTCCACCCCGGAATTGGGGTGGGGTCTGTGGGTCGGCGATTGATCATCGCGAGGATTTGCCTAGCGCGTGTAGGATCTCCTTGAGCGAGTGCTTGGTAGTACTGCGCCCAGAGTTGGGGATTCTCTTTCATAGTTCTCCGACTCCAGTAGAGCCTCGTACGTTTCGTCCCACTCCTCGGCTCCGCTATCGGCGAAGAAGAATGAGAAGCACAGCGGCGGTTTCTGCTTTTTCATAGAGTTTTACCCGTTAGGGGCAGATCTCGGGTCGACATGTGGGGCATCCGAGCTTCCACAACTCGTTGACGGAGGTGTACTGGATATCAGTCTCCTTCACCCAACCTCGACCTGCGGGAGACTGCTGAACGAGAACGTAACGGTTGGAGTCCACCTGAATATAGACGTTCGGAAGTACTCCGATGACAATTCCACCGTCGATCATTCTCTGGTTGGACTGCGGGTTAGTGGGATCGACGTAGAGGACGACTGCGTTACTCAGGGTGACGGCGAGTTGGCCGGTCATTGTGCTGAAGGTGAAGGTTCCCTCGAGCACCGACTTACCGTAGCTCTCGTTGGTGATATTGCCGATCGAGCTCCTCCAGAGACCCCATGCGTAACGCATCAGGTACTCAGGGTTGCCATCACTGTCTCCACTTCCACAGTAGATCACCTCAGCGATAGTCTCTCCTGTTTCAAGGTCGGTGATGGCTACCATGATCTTATTCTTGTCCTCACCCAAATACTGTCCGGTCCAAGTCAGACGGACACGGTTGATCAGTTCAGCGGGCAGGAACACAGTGGTCGGGTCACAGCAGTAGACCATATTGCCGGACCGAGTGACAGGATTCTCCCACGTGATGCTTCCGCCGTTGCCGTTGTCGCATCCAGGAGTGTCGGCGCAGGTTCCGTCAGGAAGGGCCGGCACAAAGATTCGACCCTCATTGTCGATGACTCCTGCGAGTGGGAGACTCGTGCGAGTGTAACGACCTGGGAAGATCTGCGAGCAGTCCCCACGCTGAACACACGGGTCGAGAGCGACGTAGGGAACGGTCTCGGAGATCGTAATCTGCCAGACCTGAGTGTACGTGTACTGGGAGTTGTCGGTGATTCCGGTGAAGGACTCCGACTGGAGGGTGAACGACTCGGCGACAGCGACACCCGCGTCACCTGGCACACCGTTCACGAGAGTGTTGAGAGCGCCGGCCAGCAGTTGTGTGGCGAAGTCGTGGCCGGAGCTCGAGAGGTAGTTCTGACACGAGAAGTTCAGCTCGAAGGTGAGCGCTCTCTCGTAGACGAGTGGGATACGTGTCTTCACATTGAAGAACGAGCTGACGTACCGCACAACGATGTTGTTGGTGTCCTGGACCACCCCTTCCTTATCGATCGCGTCGGCGAGACGGATCACGTTCACGCTCAGCGGAATCTCTGGAGAGGCGATGAGAGCGTCGCAGATGTACTGCTCGATCCGGGAGATGGTGTAGAGTTGCATAGTTTTATGAGGTGAAAGAGGGGGAGCCGAAACTCCCCCCAACATTCTTAGAATGTGCCGCAGTTTACGACGCCAGGGATATTGCTGGCGTCAACTTCGATCTTTCCATCTTCGGTGATGTAGAGGCCGTCACCGAGTTGCATTGGGCCGTTCTGAGTATAAACCTCGTACTGAGCAAGAGAGGGAGCTGGTTGAACTGTAGGAACTGCCATGATCAGAGAGCGCGAATGAGGTAGGTAACAGCAACGTTGACCGGATTGGTCTCACCACCACCGGTGTTGCTCACACGGGGCAGACCAAAGTTGACGTTACCGCCACTTGTCAAACCAGAGCCGCCACCGGCGTTGATGGAGTCAGTGAGGTTACGCCAGTTGGTATTGATGTTAGCGCCATTTGCGTCAACCATGTTGTGGTTGTGCGAGGCAAAGGAGTCAACTTGAGACGAGCCCGTCAAACGACCTGCGGTACCGGCTTTGACACCAGCAGCGTTGTTGATGGAGCTGTTCTGACCGTCGCCACGCAGGAACACACCTCGGTAGTCGGGCACGTTGAAGGTGGTGGTTCCATTACCAGCACCGTAAGTAGTGCCGATGATGGCGAACAGTGCAGCGTAGGTGGTGCGGTTGAGGGCGGCTCCGTCGCAGCGAACGAAACCAGGGGTTGTAGGAACTGCTGTAGCGGGCCAGATGATGATGCCACCGACGGGGATCAGCTGGTTCGCCAAAACCGCGCCATTGACTGTGGCGTTAGCGCCAGAAGACAGGTTGAACTTCCCTTGGACGTTCAGAGTTGTGGAAGCCGCAAAGGTGGTCGTCTTGACTCCAGAGAAGTTGTTGTCTGCGGAGAAGTTGGCGACGTCAGAGAAACTGGCGGGAGCGGTGAACGACGAGGTGGCTTGAACCACCATGTTGTCACCACCGGCAGCTGTGCCCACGTTCAGGGACTGGGCCACACTGAGGATGTTGGCGGAGATGGCACCGGTGAAGTTCGAGGTGCTGGACACAGCCAGAGTTCCGAACGTGCCGGAAGCACCGCTCACAGCGCCGGTCGCGGTCACAGCGCCGGTCACGACCACGTTTCCAGCGGAGGTCACGCCGGAGCAGCTGACGGAACCACCAGTGATGATGGGACCAGTCACTGTCATGGTGCTGCCAAAGTTCGCAGCTCCGTCAGCAGACAGAGGACCCTCAATCTGAGCTCCGCCGCCGTTCTGGATCACCAGGGCGTCGATATCGGGAAGGCCAGTGTCAATGATGACTTTGCCGCCGATGGCACCACCAGCTTGATTGTACTTTTGGAGGTCAAGCTCGAGCAGAGCGGACTGAACGTTGGTGGAGGCGATGTCGCCTGTCGGGACCACGGTCACATTCTGTGCCGGGATGGTCACGCTGCTCTGGTTGATCAGGCTCCAACCGTTGCCGGTCGAAATGATCCAGTCGCCCACTTCAGCGGTGCCGGCGGGAGCGGGAGGAGTCAGAGTGCCGCCGACTTGGACGAGCACGTAGACGTCAGTGTTGCCAGCGCCAGAAGCGGGCAGGGGGTCACCAACGGTCAGACCTGCGACAGTGCCAGCAGCAGTGACTGAGGTGACTTCGTTGATGACGGCGTCATAGAGACCGCCGAAGATGGCGGAACCGTTGACAGGACCGGAGTTGAAAATGGCTTGTTGCCAACCTTGGCCGGGAACGGTTGCGGTGCCAATCACATTACCCAGAGTGTCCAGGTAGCTGTTGCCGCCGCTGCCAAGATATACGAATCCATCAGCGAGGTTGTATGCGACCTGGCCTGGGAGGAGGTCCCCAGGCAGGCTGCCCGCGCTCAGGCTGTGGAGGTTTTGAATAGTTGTTGCCATGCTTTCTTAAGTGAAGACTACTTCAATGTGAAGTTTTAGGTGGCTTGTTTGTAGGAGTGTTTTACCCCCCGTCAAAGCTGAGTAATTTCGGAGACGAGGCCGTACTTGACGGTGATGCGTTTGTTGTCAGCAGACACAAATGTGGATTGAGGTCCATCGTTGTACCAACGTGTAGGCCCATTCCCAACTCCGGTGCTGCTAGGATCTTGGATCAACGGTGCCCCCGCTTCGCCGAAGTTGTTCGGGCCAAAAGAAACTGCGCCCATCTTGTTGACTCTAAGACCAACATTTGTAGTTCCTATGAGAATCTCCCCGTCCAACGGTCCCAAACCTCGCACATAAAATGGATCGATGGTTCCGATCGCTACGCAATTGCTTATATTAGAAATTGGGTTAGAATCTCCTCCCAAACAACCCGGACCGATGCAAACATTGTTTACTGAGGGTGAAAGAACACATCCGGCATTGTTTCCGATGAACACGTTGTTTGTGAACACTCCGACCGTACTTCTATTTGCGCGGGTGTCCAAGCCGATCATTACGTTTCCGGTGGAGCCGGGTTTTAAGAACTGGCCGGCAGAAGAACCCACACAGATGTTGTCTGAGCACCCGTCTACATTTGACATGGCATTACCACCTATGGCAATGTTGTTCGAGCCAGTGGTGTTTGCTGTGAGCGCATTAAGGCCCATTGCGATGTTATATTGCCCGGTGGTATTTGCGGCCAGAGCATTGCAGCCAACTGCGGTGTTGCCCTCTCCCTGGTTTTTCGCCAGTGTGTTTGCACCAATGGCGGTGCAGAGTGAGAGATTGGTGGCTTGAGACATGCTCAAATCGCCAATGGCAACAGCGAAGTCACCAAGAGTTGGTGAAA